CCAGTATTCTGATCATAAGAAACTACCCTACCAACAGCTGTTGATCCCAAACCAACAGTTTGTCTTATGATGCTGTCTGCTGGGAATGATGCACTACTATATCCAACACCAGTCAATTTTATAGCTCCAACAGCACTAGCCTTACTCAAATTCAATATTTGAGTTGAATTATATGCTTGGGGATTTTCTACAATACCAATTCTTGCAATTTGATTACCGACAATAAAGTCTGGATTTTCTAAATCATTTTCTATTCTAGAATAAATCAAAACATTATAAGCACCCAGTTCACGATAGATATCAAATCCGTGTCCACCTTGAGGTGGAATAATTACATTAAATGTTGGAGAAGTTGATCCAGTAGGAACTCCACCAGAAACCAAATCCACAGTTCCATAAGTATATCCAGAACCACCTTTAGAAACAGTTATAGATTCTACTTTAGAATCATTATTAACTACTATGGTGCATTCAGCGCCAGAACCATCTCCTGTAATTGGAACTCTAGTATAAGTTCTATTTGCTGTTCCTAAACCAACACCTCTATTTGTAATTGTTACTATTTTTAACTGACCACTAGTTTCTGCATTATTTTTAACCGCAGCATTTGAGGAATTAGTTTTCCAATTGGAAGGAACAGAAACATAATTAATGGAATCAAATTTTATAATATCACTTGGTGTTATTGTATAAAGATATTTCCAAATATATCCATCTCCACTAGTTCCAGCTGCTCTTGGTTCTAAGTCAACAAAGTTTGGTTCATCAAGAGACGGTCTTCCTTCTGGATTTTCGGGAGTTGTTCCGTTATAAAGGCAAATGTAAACTTTATATTCACTATTTACAATATAATAATTTGCCGAATATAAGTTTGTTACTCCAGATGGTTTTGATGTATTGGTTCTACTTATATCATGTCTATACATGTCATAAGTTGTTCCCGAAGACCAAGTAATCTTACGAACAACTTGTTTTACGTCACTCTCACCAATTTTTTTGAGAGCAATCATAGTATCCCAATAGTCATTCTCCTGATCAAAACTATATTTTGGTGCTGGTGGATTTGCATCCCATGTTGAAGAATAATCTGTTGCATTTGGAAGACCTACAAAAGCATAATAAGAATTTGCTGAGGATGTTGCAGCAGAAACAAAGTTCTCAGCATTCAAAATTCTTAACTGATCAGTTATTATTGCAGACATTTTTGAGTTTTTTATCTATTTATGTAGTGTAATTTTGATATTTTAATGGATTATATCTTTGTACAATTGGTGATGTAGAAACACCCAGAATTCCATTTGTATAATGTGTGAATGATTGTGGTAAGTTTCTTGTCATATTGTACAATCTACCCCAACTATACTCACCGTAGAAGTTGCTATATCCCAGACCAGTCAATCCATTATAATTTTGAACACTAACCGTCACTCTTGCAACATAGGTTAAACCTACACCGACCGCATGAGTTTGCGCTATTGATACTGCGACTGCCTGATAAACATTATCTATAAACGTAGATCCAAAACCAACAGTGTTCCCAGAATTATCTAAAGATGTCAAACCAAATCCAATATTTGAATTACGAACAACGAAATAGTATCCAGTTTGAATACCACTGATTCCTGTAGTAGCAATACCAACTTGATTTATATTCAAGTCTCTCAAGAAAGAATTTTCTGGAATGAAGAAATCAAATACTAATCCAGTTGAGGCAACTCCTACTGAAACTGTGCTAACTCCAGAAATAATACCAAAATCACCATCATAATATACTTTCTCAACCAACTCTTTTGTGAAAGATGGAGAATCTATTAAAACTACTGGTGGATTGTCTACAGAATAATTAGATCCTGGATTTGTTACTGATATTGAATTAACTGATCCATTTAAGATAGTTGAAACTGCCTCAGCTCTCTGTGTTGTTCCAAGTCCTACTGGATTTTCTAATATCACAGTAGGACTTGTTGAATAACCTACTCCCCCATCAGAAATAATAATAGAAGAAATAGTTCCTGCAGATGATACTATAGCCGAAGCTGCTGCTGCAACTGTAGAATCTTGAGTTATAATCAATATCTTTCTTTGTGGAAGTTCCGTGGTTCCATCTTGAATATATTCATCGGCACTATCAAAGAATGTCTTAACACTTTCTACAAAAATTTCTGTAGAATCTGTAGAAACATTTTGAATAATATTTGTTGTTGGTTGAATTAGTGGTTCATATAGAACTCTGTCTTTAGTGATCTGCTGCCCACTAACAATTTTATCTTCAGTTTGCCTACACCAAGTTAAAGGTCTTAACAAACTAGGATCATTTGTAATTCCTGGTCCGGAATATGTTATCGTCTCAAGTATATCTGTAGAAATAATCTCACTAACCAATCTTTCATTTTCAGTTAGTCCATCAGAATCACTGGTGATTCTTACAATATCACCTTCCTTTATAGTCTCTAAAATATCAACACTAATAGTATCAATATCACCAGTTCCCTTATAGAATAAAATCTTTGAAGTATCTCCTGGTTTTGGTGCTTCATTAAATGTAATTACACTACCACCTTCAAAAGTATAGGATATATCTGGAACCTGTAAAATATCATTGATAAAGATTAGTAGGTTTGCCTTTACTTCAATAACAGAACCTTTTTTTGCTCGTATGGTTGTTTGATTTCCATTTATTTTAATCGGGAAAGTAGTTCTTTTTCCGTCAAATAATGAGTCTATTGAATCAATGACTTGCAATTCACCAACAGTCCAACCATTAAAACTATCAGTATAAATTTCTTCAATAGTGAGTTGGAATTCTTCATACGATAAAGAAGTATCTGTTGGAATTCCAGAAATTCCACCTATATCTACAGTTAAAATTTCACCAACACCATATCCATATCCATAATTCCTGAGATTGAGGGAAACAATACTAGAACCATTTCCGACAACAATATCAACGGTAGCTTCAGTACCAACACCAGAAACTGAAGAAGAACTATAAACCAATGGGACATTGAAGTATGGTAATGGAGAATCAAAAATGACTATAGGTGGATTTGTTGAAGTATATCCAACTCCAGGATTTGTTATTGCAACACTAACAATATTTCCATTTGATACTGCTGCAGTACCTATGAATTCAATATTTGGTGTTCCATTACTGGAAGTTGCTACTGAAACATTTACAACTGTTTGTATTCCTACTCTATATCCTGATCCACTATTACCAATACTAATTGACTGAATAGTTCCTGCAGTGGATACAACTGCAGTTCCTCCAGCTGCAACTAATGGTTGGAATCCGAATCCATTAGAAGAACCTATGGAAATTATTATACCTCCACGAGGAATATTTGCAGTATTAATGTCGGAAGAAATGGAAGTTGCACTTCCAGTAAATGAAATCTGAGTAGCACCCGCAGATTCTGACATGAAATAATCTTCTTTAATATCAACAAATCCACTTCTATCTGGTCCTTGGAAAACACCATTAATTAAAACAATTCCATTTCCAGTGGAAATTCCAGAAACATCATTTTTATCCGATGTTAATGTAAATGATGTTGAAAAACCATTAAATTTTGGTGAAATATCATCAAAAATGTAATTGAAATAATATGCATCTTTTTCATCATTTGGAATTCCAGATCTAATAAATGCTCTTCCACTGAACGATGATCTAGTTTCAATTCCGACAAAATCTCTAGCATCTGGTGGATTTGATGTTGTACTAATAGGAATCAGTCCATATGGTGCTTCAACAAAATTAATTACATTTCCGGTAATATTATAATTACCATCTAACTTGGTTATAAGAGAATTCTGAGGATGACTTGAAATTCCGGTTCCTAGTTGGAATCTTTGTGTTAGAACAACGTTAGTCGATCCCAAACCAACCGTAGTAATTTTCATTATCTCATCATCAATTTGAATAAAATCACCAGAAAAGAATGAAGTAATTCCAGAGAAAACTATTCTATTGTCAGTAAGTTCAACTTGAGTTACTGCCGTTGTTGTTACCGAAGTTGCAACGATTGGAGACTGTATTGCATTATCTATAGTTACCAGTACTCTAGAATTTTGTTTTTTTGAAGTAAATTTGTGTAGAGTTCCAATTCCTACAGAAGTTATGTCAAAAACATTTGGTGGTATTCTAAGAGACTCTGAGGCAGAAGCTGCTACTTGAATTCCAATTTCACTATCTTTTACAATATAAACTGTACTTGGCATTTTATCTGTAATACCAATACCAGGAACATTTGTTGCCGCAATTCCTATAGCTTGTGTAGTTCCTGTACCAGCATGTACATATTCTATTTCTTCCCCAGTCGAGAAAAAGTGTCTTGGTATAGAAATAGTATCATTTTGAGTATCTACTATTAAAGAATCACTTCCATCAAAATATCTTTCAAAGATTGGATCTTGATTATAAGTTAATTGGAAAGATTTTCTAATATTAGTTTCAGATCCTTCATAGAATCCGAATCCATCTCT